GGTTTATCATAGACAGTAACATGAGGCATGCCCTTTGTAAGTTCTGTCATCGAATTTACAGCAAGAGTGTTCTTGTAATAGATGTCATGATTCCCTATAATGATTTTGATATTTCCACCCATTTCATCAAGAGGCTGAAACAATATCTCTTTCATCGAATTCAGAGTTTTATAGTTAATGAATTTTCTTCTATCTACTACATCTCCCAAATGAATTACATCAGAAATGCCTCTCTCCTTTAACGTAGGAAAGAATACATTCTCATAAAACATCTTGAAGAACTCTGTGAACATAAGACTGTCATTGCGACAACCAAAATGTGTATCTGTTATTAAGGCAATTTTCATGCGTAAGCTTGATTTATATAACTTGTTAGTGGGGAAAGAGCTATTAACGTATCGTCTTTCTTCGTGACGACTTTAACTTTTTTCTTTGCTCTCTTCTTCTCTTCAAATGTTGCAATAAACTCGTGTATAGATGCTCGTTTGTCAGATGATAATGGTGAAGCACCAGCAGACACCGCCCCTTTATCACTTCCTAGACTAGTCATATCAGAACTATCCTCAAGAGAACTAAACTCATCCATTGTTTTATATTTAATATAAAGCTGTTTCTTTTCTTTTTCTATTCTTCTTAAAAAGGCATAATAAGTAATTTGAGTAAAATAAGCAAATGGGTTTTTAGATTTTTCTGGATTGAAATTACTAGCATACATCACACTGTTTTCAATTCCATCACTCACCATCTCTTCCCGAAATGCATAATTAATAAAATTAGGTCTATGAGATAATCTGTCTGCAATTTTTAGAAAACATTCCCCTGCATAATCTGGTATCATTGGCTTCTGAACTTCACCATTTTCTTTACCTTCCAAATATGCATTGCGATACTCGGTCATTACTTCTAAGAATTTTTCATTATCAACATAATGTTGTTTTTTTCTTGGCATGGTTACTTCCTTTCTTTCTCATTTGTCATATTATAATTATACTAAATTCTGGTTGATTTGTCAAGTTTAATATGTTGAAATAAAGACTTGACATTATGCTCATAATTTGATATAATGAGTCTGTACGATTCGCAATAAAGATTCTATCTACCTTTAATTGGTATGCTGTACATACGATATGGGAATTGTTCAGAACTATAGATTTTGATTCTTTCTACAAAGTGATTCAAAGTATAGTTCTTTCTATCCTTGTACGACAAATCATCTGAAATGTCATACAGACTTGCGGAATCCTTAGTCTCGGACTTCCTTAGTCCTCTACCTATTGATTGTAGATTTCTAATACGACTCTTAGAAGGAGAAGCGAACACAATGTTGTGAAGATTCCTAATGTTGATGCCGGTACTGTATACGCCATAACTTGCACATATAATAGCATCCTTTTCCTTCTCGACAAGTTCTCTGACTTTTTCTCTTGAATCTGCATCTGTTCCTCCATAAACAAAAAAGATTTTCCTAGAAGAATCAACGATTTCCTCCAGAATTGAATGTAGAATGTTTCCATGTTTTTCGATCAATTGAAATAGAACTAAACTATTCCCCTTTAGACTATTTACCAAATTACAAATATACTTGTTTCTTTCTGGATGGCTAACTAGAAAATCTATTTCTTCTTGATAGTTCAATTTTGATACTACAGCACATTCTTCTTTTGGGTATTTTAAAACAAGACATTTTATAGAAATTGATGAGAGTGTCTTGTTCTTGATAAGTTCTTTTGTGGTGGTTACTCTCTTCGTTGCACCAAACAACCCCTCTAGTATTAATTTATGTACTTCTACCTCATCCAGTGTCCCTGTTGTTCCAATTCGATAAGGTGCATTTTCTAGATTCTTCAATATCTTCGTAAGAGAACGAGCTTTGTAAAGATGTGCTTCATCTCCTATCACTAATCGAAAATCACTAAAGAATCCCTTGTGCAGTTCATACAACGATTGCCACGTTGAAATGATGATTGGTTTGTCCGATTCCTTTTCTTGACCACCAAAGATTTTATGAACAAGTTGTTCCACGTTAAACGAATCATCTGCCTTTGCATATGCTTCAAAGTCCGAATACATCTGACTTACTAAAGATAGTGTTGGAACAATAACCAAAGCTTTCTCAGGAAAGTAATACCGAAGCAAATAGTAAATAATTAAAGATTTTCCAGATGCAGTAGGAGACAGCAACACACATCGTTTTTTGTCTATTGAGTGTCTGACTGCGAGACTTTGATAATCTCTTAGTTTATATTCACAAGGAAATGATGTAAGAAATTTAAAATATTCTTCATTGGAGATTGGTTCTGGAATGTCTCCTGTATTATCTATAAGTTTGTATTCACGGTCTTTTGCAAATCTTGTTATCTCTGAAATTAAGCCGTAATATATTTTATTACTATCCATGTTAAAAAGGTAAACATATCCATCCCATTTCTTCCTTCTAAACATGGGCATGAATTGATAACCATTTGGCCTGAATCTAAAATAATGATTCAATTCCATCTTCACATGAGGCTCACAAATAAGTCTAACGAATACTTCAGTATCCTTTTCCATTACTATTTGTGTGGTCATCCAAGACCTGCTACGAATTTCCTCCAATTAATAGCATTGTTAATATGAAAACTTCTATTCTCAATCATTGAAAGTACAGATTTCAAATAATCAACTTTACTTTTCTGTTCATTCATAATTTTTTCTGCCTTCTGAAGAACATCATCTGCCGCGACATAATGTCGTTCTAGCTCTGTCTTAGATATTCTAATGTTGTGGTCGGGCGCTTTTCCGTTCTTGGAGATAACCACTTCCCATCGTTGCTGAAAAAGAACCTTCCAATGAGTTTCAAGATCACTCATTTTTCGTTTCTCTTTAGAATAGATGTCTAGATATTTTTGGTGTTTGTTTGGAATGTCTAAAGATTCGTTGTCCAAATCTGTATCATCAATGTGAGAGTCTTCCCCCCACATTTTCATAATTTCTTCAATTGTCATTATAACCTCAGTTATTTAATAAATTCTTTATCTCATAATTTTGATAACGAAATGATGCTGTAGCAGTAAAATACTCAACATCTCCCACTGAACTATCAAAGTCAAGTGCGGAAACAGAAATTGGAAAAGCATCGTAAAAATGAAATTCCATTTGGGGATTCATTGCACTTGTTAAAATTGTAAGTACAATAGTGGAATATCCTCCACCTCTTGGTTGGAGAGGATTCGATGCTTTCAAAAGACGATATTTTTCATGGCCTTCTGCAAGTCCCATTGCAATAATTCTATCGTAGATTTCAACCCAATTTTTCATATGTTCATCCACGATAAACCGAATAGTCAATTCTTCAAACGAAACCTTATTCCCAGCATAGGGGATGGTTGCGTGTGGTGTGAACACATCTATACCTTCAATGGAAACGCCAGGCACAGTTGCTGCTTGACAAAACCAAGTGATATTAGGAGAGTCTTCCATCGTCAGTCTAAAACTGATATTGGATAGATAATTTAAATTGTCTGGTGTCTTATTTGATGCTGCCATATGATTTCCTTGTTATTACTATTTATTCAACAGATTTTCAAACTGAACGTAATTCATGTGTTTTCCTATATGATATATTTTATTGTCAAATTTCTCTTCAATACGTTTATGTTGTCTGAACAATTCTGTAGAATCAAACTCTTCAGTAGGTATATTTTTAGAAGAAAGAATGATGTTATCAGCAGTCCTATTTAAGTAATAGTCATATCCGATACAATATATATTTTGTTCTGGATGATTTAAACAGGCCAATTCAATTGCTGCGGTTTCACTTGAAAAAGAATCATTCTCACCATCTCCCCACCATTCTAATTTTTGTGTTGGTTCGTTTGGATCTGTCCAGTAAATCACCATCGTTCTTCCAGTTCCAAAAATTACAAATTCGTTTGTTTGTGGTTGAGTTTCTAAAACTTTTCCACTAGAAGGAAATGTTAGTTTTAACATTTCATATTGCATTGCAGGAAAACGATCAAACATTTTAAAATAACATCGATTCTCTTTCGTATAACCATCCCTACAAATATCCCATATCAATGGGCCTTCTTTACATA